AATCAAGGGACGGGCGAAGTCAGATCGGCGGAACCCGACGAGTTTAAAAGACCAACGGCTTGGGAAGATGCCCCTATATTGCGACGCATGCGCGAGGCGGGAAGAAACAGAAACCCGAACAAACCCCCGACGACTGGCAAAAGAGTCATCAATAAAGAGACGGGCGAGATCACCTACGAGGTGGACTCCTTGCGCGGATATTCCCGTCGCTCCGTTAATGCCAACGACCTCAGTGACGTTGATCTCGATCAACCGGATGTGACCGGGGATTTGATAAGCCTATCGGTTGAGGTCGATTTCAACGCGGCTTCGTGGAGCAGAACCAACCTTGAAATTGAGGCGTTTGAACGCGCGATTCACGCCATTACTTTTGAAAGTAAATTAAATTTCAACATGGCCGGCAAGGGCGACACTTGGGACAGGTATAAAGCCAAGCATTTCAAAGGGGTATACCAAAAAATGAACCAAATGGGCGTGCGGGCAAAGTACGTAGTCCCGCCGTTGTGGCCGATGTGGAGGGCGTACGTCTCGTCAATGAACGAAGCCAACTTCGATTCTTCGGGTTTGCCGGTCGGCGGATGGGCTCCCCACGACGCGACGTACGGGGCGTTTCGGGGTCCGGCAACCACCCTGGTGAGAACGGGAAAACTGAAATTCAGCCTCACCGGCGGACTACTCGTGGACAACGTGAGCAGCAACAGCGTATCGTTCGGAACCAGGGTCGAGTACGCGAAGTTCCACCAGTACGGAACCAGGGAAATGCCGGCGAGAAAAATAGTATTCGAGCCCGAGGGCGCCGCGGATTTTTTCGGGGGCATGATCGGAAAATGGATAGCCACAAACAAAATCGAGAACTGGGATATCGTATAAAGTCATGGCGATCGGCGACGGCGAATTCGAGGGGATGTACGGTCCTCAGTACGCTAAAAAGTACGTTACGGATTACCTGACCGAGGATATTCCCAAACGCCTGATCAAATACAGAAATTACTGGGGCATCTCCAACGCCGACATACCCGATCCGGAGCAGATTATCGGATACGAACCGATGGCCCTGGACAGGTGGCCGGCGATCATAACGGTCTCGATCTCCGCCCAAAGATTCGAAAGAATCTCCTACACTTCGCTCGGCGATCCCGAGTACAGCATCACTTATCAGATGAGAACCTACGTCTGGGCGAGAACCGAGGGTCCGGAAGAAACTACGGTCATGAGGGACAGGTACATAGTCGTCGTCAGATCGGCGCTGATGGATCATCCGTGTTTCAAGAGATTCAACGTGGAAAGAACGGCCGTACTCGACGAGTCGTCGCTCAACGAGCAATATTCCGAGTTGACCGTCCTGAAAGGCGACAGATTTCTCGGCGGAGGGTACATCGGGTACGACCTAAAGATAGAGGAAGCCGTCGTCAGGGAGAAAATCGCGGATTTGGATAAAATCGAGGTGCTGCATCAAAACGTCAAGATCGGAGAGAATTTGACGTGATTTTCTCGCTTTTGGGTAGTCCCGGCGACCCGTGCCCGAACGGATGCGCGAAGGTGATGAACGGCGGATTGGCACCCGTCAGGGTCACTTCGGAGGGTCATCGCCTGAATTCCGGTCAAACGGCGTGCGTATCCGACGACGACCCCGTCCTGAAGGGATCGATCGAAAAGGGCGCCGTGTCTCAAATAATCGGCGAAAACGGTGTGTCCCGTGGGGGAGAGAGGTTGAAGAAGGACCCAAAAGTCCCAAAACGCAAATCAGGGCGTGTTGCCCAAGATGAAAAAGAAGCCATATGAGTCGTATTCACTTAATAAGTACTGTTGATGCTATTATCTTTACGGTAAGTATCCACGTCGGAAACGACACTTGGAGGAAATCTAAATGGCCGGAGTAGTTCTAACGACGTCCGTGGTAACGGGACCGACGACCCTCACCATCTCGCCGACGTCCACCCTTTTCGTCGCCGGCGTAACCGAACGCGGTCCCGAGGGAGAAGCTTTCCTATGTCAGAGTCTCTCCGACTATCAGGACATTTTCGGCGGCTACGTCTCCACCGGGTACGTTCACCAGACGGTGCAAACGTTCTTCGAGGAGGGTGGTTCCAGGGTCTACGTTTCCAGGGTCATCGACCAGAGCGCGGCCGTCGCCGCTTCGGCGACCATTACCGCGGCCACCTCGGGTACGGCGTTGACGATAATCGCCGGCGGCGAAGGAACGTGGGCGAACGCCTCGCTCGAGGCCACGGTCGCCTCGACCACGGGCGGTTTCAGAATCAGAATTCTTCTCGACGACGACATCGTTTACTCGACGCCGGTCGTTACGACCACGGCGGAAGCGATAGAAGAGCTTACTTCCAGCGACTTGGCGAGAGCCTACGTATACGACGCCGTTATCGGTGCCGGTACCGGACTTCCCGCCGCCGGAACCTACGCGTTCTCGGGCGGAACGAACGGATCAACCCTGGTCGACGCCGATTACACGGCGGCCCTCGGCTCCTTCGTCAAGACTCTCGGCACCGGTGCCGTGTGCATTCCGGGCTCGACCGGAAACACCGTCTGGACGGCCCTCATGGGTCACGCGAAGGCGAACAACAGAATCGCCCTTCTCGGTTTCGATAAGGAGGACACGGTCGCGGGAGCGATTTCGGACGCCGCGTTGCTGAACACCACCGATGGAGCCGAGTACTCCGCTTGGTATTACCCGTGGGTGAGAATCGTAAGAGACGGGGTCGCGAGCACGATTCCGTGCGAAGGTTACGTGGCGGCGAAGAGAGCCAAGACCCACAACGAGATCGGACCGTGGAACCCGTACGCCGGCGTCAGGACGAACTCCGAATTCGTCACCGGTACGTACGCTACGGTCACCTCGGCTCAGGCCGACTCCCTGAACGACGGCGGAGTCAACCCGATTCGCGTCGTGGCCGGCGACGTCAGAATATACGGAGCGAGATCCGCTTCGTCGGACACCGACAACTACAGATTCGTCACCTCCAGGGAAGTCGTCAACTACGTCGTATCGGAATCGGAGAGCGTTCTCGAAGATCTGGTTTTCAGCGTGATAGACGGAAGAGGCGGTTTGTTCGGAGCCGTTACGGCCGCTCTAACGTCGGTGGTCGCTCCGTTGGCGCAAGCCGGCGGTCTGTACCCGCTATACAACTCGGCCGGCAAGCTGGTAGACAGCGGTTACAGGGTCACGGTCAACGAAGCTCTCAACCCGGTTACGCAACTCGCTTCCGGCACCATAAAAGCCAGGGTCGGCCTGAGGGTCTCTTCGATCGGCGAAACCATCGAGGTGGAAATAAGCAAATCAAATCTGACGGCCTCGTTGGCCTGACGAAGGAGTAAAAGACAATGGCAACCAAGTACGCACAAAGACAGCTTCTCGCCAGGGTCGTGCCCAAACAGGCGGCCTCCCCCGCCGCCACCGCCCCGGCGTTTCCGAATCTGTTTTATTTCGCACAAGTGTCGGGCGGAGAAATCACGGCGGCGGTGGAGAAGATCTACGTCGGCGGAGCGAAGTTCCCGGAGTTGCTGTGCGCTCCTTCCGAGGTGGGCGACGTGACGATCACCGCCCACTACGACGACGCAATGAGGGACGTACTCAACACACTTAGGACCGGATCGTGGACCGGTCGCGCCTTCTACAACATCACCATTTACTACCTGGATTGCGACGTCGCCAACGGCAAGCCGGACAGGCAGTACAACGAAGCCCTTCTCGTGGGAATTTCCGAGCCGGACGGAGACTCGTCGTCCGGGGCTCCGGCGACCTTCGCCCTGACCTTCTCGATCAACGGCAGGCCGTCGGATCTACCGGCCGACTGACGTCATCGATAGACGGCATTCTCCGATCGTTCGGAGAACGAGAGATTTTCAATAGTTCCGCCGGTTCGTCCGGCCACGCGCTAGGTTTACCTCCATGGCAGAAAAAACAGAAAATCCAGAATCGTTGCTCAACCAGCTCAAGGAAGTCGTGTCGAAGAAGGTCGAACGTAAGAACGTCTTCATCGAAGTTCCGAATAGACCGGGAGTAAAGTTGTTGATCAGCCCGAACATCACCCAGCAACAGGTGAGGGTGTGGCAGAAACAGTGCGGAGGAGACTCGCCGAAGGGTCTCGACGCCACCAAGTTCGCCTGCACCGTGGTCGGACAGACGTCCAAGGGCGTGTACATGAACGGGGAGGAAGTCCTCGAGGACGGCCAATGGCCGTTGACGTTCGCGTCCAAGCCGATGCTCGAAATGACCGGCGCCGAGAGGGCGGTCCCCGACTGCGTGCAGAAGTTCTTCGGACTCGACGCCCACGTCGAGGCCGCGGCTCTTGCGATCATCGACGCTTGCGGATTCGGCGACACCATCCAGGCGGAGTCTTCCGAAAACCCTACGAATCAGTAATCGACGAGTTGTCCGAGGACAACAGGGTCATAGCCGCGGCGAGACTCGGCGAACTTTGGGGAACCGATCCGATTCGATTACTGGACAGCGGCACCGAGGAATGGGTCATCCGCTACGCCTGTGCTAAAGTTATAGAAGCGGATCGCAAGCGCGAAGAGTCCGAACGAGGCACCCGCTAAACGCCTAATTATCCTCGGGAGTTTTTGTGGCAGTAAACGCAGACGAAATAGTCACGATACGCGTAGACTTTAAGTCAAACAAAAAGGACATGAGCAAGGTCCTGGCGCAGATCGAGGCGCTCAAGGCGGCCGCCGACGATAATGCCGGTTCATTCGACGACCTGGTCGACTCGAACGAAAACTTCGGGCAAGTCCTGGATACAAACTCCAAAAAACTGAACTCCCACGGCAAATCCGTGACCGACGTCGACGACAGAACGCAGAGACTGAACAAAACGGTCAACAGAAATGTCGTTTCGCTCAACAGCAACTCCGGGGCGATGCGTACCATGACCCAAAATTCCGGAGCCATGTCCAAGGCGCTCAAAAATAACGACAGGGATTTCACCATTCTCCAGAGAGCCTCCCTGAAGCTGCGAAAAGCGTTCAGGTTCCTGTTCTTCGTGGTCATCGCCCTCGTCGCCGAATTCGTGATAACCGCCCTAACCCTCGCGAGCGTGACGGCGGCTTTCAAATTGGGTAATTTGACCCTAAAAACCTACAACGCCACGCTCGGTTTGGTCGGGGCGACGCTCGCCTCTCTGACGGCGGGCGCGGCCGTCGCCCTGGCGACGTTCAAGGAGTACAACGCCGCGCTGACCGCGTTTCAGTACAACCAAAAGAGCGTCTACGGCGACTCGATCAACCAGTCCGCTTCGGCGATGAGGGGAATGACCGTCGATACGAATCTCGCCACGATGGGCGTCGTTCAGCTGACGCAGGCGTACAACGTGATGGCCAGATCCGCGAAGGTTACGGCCAATCAGCAGAGGGCTCTCTCCGGATCCATGGATTTCCTGATGGGAACCGAGGACGTCAACAAATCCTTCCAGGCGATGGCGAACTTCGTCGGTCTGCTTTCCAAGAACAAAAAAGTCACGTCCGAGGTCACGGCCGCGGCTCAAGGGGTTAGCAAGGAATTCGCCAAGGAGATAGGCAAACAAAAGGACAAAAGCGCCGGCGCGATACTCTCCAAAATGGCTTCCGGACAACTGGTCGCCGACGCCGGCATCGAGGGAAGATTCCAAAACGTTACGCAAACTCTGGTGGCGATATTCAAGCGCTACGTGACGTTCATGGCGAGGGATTTGTCCGACTTCGGCGACTTACTCATGAACAACGCCAAGAAGATCCTGAAGTCGTTCTACGAAAACATGAGGGACTATTTCGGAAGGGTGAGGCTCGAAGTTTTTAGATTCGCCGACGGAACCCTTACCCCGGGTTTGATAACTTTCGGTAACTGGATGGAAAATTTCTCCGTAAAGCTAATCAGGGAATATCTACCCAAGATAGCCGGCGGAGCGGATTGGCTAAGGAAGACCTTTCGCGACATAGGGAAATCGTTCAACGCCTTCGTCAATTCCTTGGAAAAGTTCAGAAAAGGCTCCGACATCATCGTCGACATGTTCGGCGAACCGCTTCTGGCGATATTCAGAATATTCGGTAGGAACGCCGAGCAACTCGCCTACATGGCCGAGGATAACGAAGAGGCCTATCTGAAATGGGGTTCGGCCCTGGAGAGACTGATATTTTCCATAGGCGATCTGTTCAGCGCTTTGAAAGTCGCCTTTACCGAAGCGCTACCGGTTCTTACCGCGGTCGTCAACGGCATAGCCACTGTCATAGACGGATTGAGCTACGTCATAAGGATGGTCGGAACGCTCAAGCTCGGTCTCCCGGGCTTCCTGGGCGGCGGAGGAGTGGTAGGCACCGGCGGCGGAAAAAGCGGGATGGTCGACGGCGGTATGGGACCGGGCGTCGGCGGTCTCGTGACTCTGGCGCTTTTGGCGTCGCTCTACAAAGGAAGAAGATACGCCTATCGAGATCGGTACTACAGAATGGGTACCGGCAGTCCCGGATACGCCTCGCAAGCCGGGGCTAGCGCCGCGAGGGCGGGATACGGATTGGGGGGAATATACGGATTCGGCTCGAAAATTGCGGGGATGGGCGGGGGATTGAATCCCTTGCCGGTCATCTCCGGACTCGGGACGACGATTGGGGGCTTCAGGGGCGCCTACGCGCAAGCGAGAGCCGGCCAGGGTGGCGTGCCCGGGCAGGGCGTATTCGGGTCGGCTATTTCGGCCGTCAGAACTTTCCCACAAACTTTCGCCAATAATTACATGACCAAAGGACGTTTCTCGAGCGGAACGATGGCCGCGCGAGAAGCCGCGGCGTATCACGCCATGGCGACCGGGAGACAGCAAGAGAACAGGGCGTTCGACGCCCATCAGTTCGCGATAAACCCGTACACCAATAAAAACTTCATGGATCCGTCCGGAGTAATGGCCTACAGAGTTCAGCATGCGAATGTGTCAGGATCAACCATAGACGCCCACTACGCCAGAGCAGCTCAACAGATTTACAATAATCCGAATTTGTCGGCGACCGACAGAAAAGTAGCGCTAGCGGAACTAGACTCGAATTACAAAACGGCCTATTCGCAAATGAACGCAGCCGTTTACGGCGTGGGTATGGGCGGCAATAGGGCCTTCAAGGGTTACCAGGACGTCAAGAATATGCTCGGGGGAAGACAAGCTCTGGCCAGATCCAACGCAGGTCAGCAGAACCTTTCAGTCAAGGAACAACAGACGGTGACCGCCTACAAAGACTTCATGGCCAGGGACAAGGCTCTCAGGGGGAAATATACGGAAGGATCCGACGCCTCGTATAAGGCGTTCGCGAGACACGTGCGCGGACAAAGAGTAAGAGCGAGCGCCAGCGGCTTCGGCGAGGCTTCGCAGGCGGTCGGAAGAAGATCTTTCAGTCCGATGATGGGGATGATGGGAGGCATGATTCTCGCGAGCGGCGTGACCTCGAAAATACGCGACGCTGACACCAGGATGGCGGCGGAGAGAGCGCTCGGAATCGGATCCATGTTCGGAACTACGGGAATGGGGATTATGGCCGGAATCAGCCTGATGGGTTCCACCAGCACCACGAAAGCCAGTCTCGGCGGCGCCCTGGCCGGTTATAGCGCCGCGAAACCCATCAAACAAGTGCTCGAGGGAGTTCTCGGTCCCAAGGGCGCCGTAATAGGCACCATAATCCAGGGAGTCGCGTTGATCGGCGGCGCCGTTTACGGAGCGATAAAAGCCGGCGAAAACAGAAGAAAACAAGCGGCGAACGCGGCGAAGGATTTCGTCAACGCCCAAATGGGGCAATTGGCGCTGGACATGATGGGGTTTACGAAGTCACAAAAATTCGACCTCAAAACCGGAAAAATGATCAACGTTTTCACCAAGACGGGCAAAGCGAACATCATGAATTACGCCAGTCTCAAGGCGAAACAGCTGGACAAAATGAGCCCTCTATTCGGCCCGCAGGGCGTCAGCTCCATAAAGACGCTCGCCGACGCACGGGCAATGGAGAAAAAACTGATAGCCACCGGTGCGTTACCCAGTAGCGGAATACCCGGGCTCGACAAAAATACGAGGAACGACGTGAATGCCTTCAAAGGCTATTTCGAGGGCATAACGACACAGCTCGGCGGGAGCTTCATGGTTGGCAGTAGTGGGTACAAAACAGATATAAACGGGAATATAATTTACGACCCGTCGACCGGTATGCCAGCCACGACGGGAAAAGGCGATGAAAAGAGAAACCTAATCGACCTCGTCGGAGCAAAGAATCTTTTCAAAAATGCGCAGAGAATGTTCAAGACGGATAAGCGGGGGCGAATTACCGGATTCAAGCAATTGGAGGAAATGGGTTTTACTCCCGCGCAACTCGGAGTGGATTTCATCGGCGTTCCAACCCCCGCCCAGTTACAAGAGGTCCTTAAGAATAAACCGATCGCGACCGGGTTGAGACCGGGTACTACGGAAATAGCAGGTTCCGTATTTGCGGAGGCGGCCATAGTGGGGAGAGCCCAAACCAACGTACAAAACATAATGACGTTGTTCGGCATGGCCCGAGAAGAGGTTCTGGCTCTCGCCGCGCAAAAACAAGTCAACATAATGGATCCTTTCGCCGATTTGACGGACGTGATACGAGATCTCGGCAAGGCGACCACGAAAACCGCCGAAGAAATGCGGGCCGCCGTGATAGACGTTCAAATCGCCGCATTGAAGTTACTGGACGAACCGATCGCCCTCAGGGAAGCCGGCGCGGCGTTCACGTCCTCGGAGAACGCCATGAGGAATGCCGGTAAAGGCGCAACTTACGATCAATTCGTCGACGTGGCGCGAACCGCTCAAGCCTTGTTCGCGATCACCGATCCGAACAATCCGTTCATGTATCTGAATTATTTGTCGGGACTTTCGAAAGGAACCGGCTTCGGCGCGGACGTGCAGAGCGGGCTCGTAACCAGCGGAGCCGGAGCGAAACTCACGCAAGTCGTGGACGAAACCGCCGCCGGGTACGCGCGACTCGGGACGCAACAAGTCATGGGTAACCTCGTAAACGCGGGTTTCCTGTTCGCAGACACCGCCGCCGACGAGAAGTTCCGGAAGGGTCTAACCGACATATTCAAGAGCGACCAATATACGTCCGAATCAAAAACTAACCTACTAAACGTTTTGAGCACGCAGTTGCTCGATCCGAATACGGGTAAAATCAACTTCGACAAAATAAGAAACCTCGAAGGGGCCGGAAAAGCCTTCGTAGACCTACTAAATCGAGGCGACTTCACGCTGAAGTCTACGGACGTCATGCAGGTCAACATTCAGGGCGCGGACGCAGATGTGTTCAACAAACTCGCTCAGGAGATGGGTCGGTCATTCATGCTGGGCATAGACAAACCCGAGTTCTGGGAAACGGCTCCGGAGTGGTGGACGCAGATGCTGGGTCACGAGTGGCAGCTCGTCGACGACAAATTGCAAATGAATCCTCGAACCCCGGACACGACGACCCCGAGAAGGGGGGCGGTCGGCGACACCCCGACGAGCAGGGCTCTGTCGGGAACGATGAGGGCGCACAGCTACTTCAACTCCATGCTCACCGGAAAGAGGCAAATAACCAGTTCCCTGAGGTTCGACAATCTCGGCTCGCCGAGTTCGGATCACGCCGCCGGAAGGGCGTACGACCTAACGGGACAAAATCTCGGGCAATACCAGCGAATGATCGACAAGGCGGGAGGGTTCGCCGAGTTCCACGGCGTGGCTTCGTCCCGCCATTTGCACGTAGTCCCGCCGATCGGGGACGTATACGGATCCAGGGCGGGGAAGATGTCGGTCACTTCCTCGTCCGCCCAGAACGGAGTGAATCAGTCCGTGACCGTCAACGTGTACGGGGCGCCGGGACAGTCGGAAAAGGCGATAGCCAGACATGTCGTAGCGGCCATAGAGGAGCGCGAGCGACGCGCGAGAGAGAGAAATTGACATGCCGCAATTAGGTAGATCCAAGAGATTTTCCTCGCAGTTCGAGATAAACGGAAGACCGAATACGGTCGCCTCGACGAGATTGAAGACGCCGAAAATGTTCCAGGTGTCGACGAGCTACGCTCAGCCGCTTTCGTACGTTTTCCCAATGGGAATAACCGGCATAAATCACGATTCCGCGGTCGTCGAATACAGCGAGGTGAATCGACCCAGAAGCATGCCTTTGGTCGATTCGGTAGCGCCGACCCTGCACAAGCTCGATTTTTCGTTCATGGTCGTAGTACCGAACGACTCGCTGATCGCATCGGTCGACGACCAGATATCCCTGTTGCAGGATTTCGCGTCGTCGGACGACATCGTGGGATTTTCCGACGCGCACAAGGCGCTCATGGAAACCACGTGGCAGATCCAGTCGTTTTCTTTCGAAATAGCGAAGGTCAACGAGTCCATGCAGGCGACGCAAGCGAACTGCGGTATTCAGCTCGTCGAAGCTTCGTTTCCGTCAAACAAGAGATTCCTGAAACTGCCGAAATTCTCGTACACAACGCCCAAGGGAAAGAACGGTTCATCCACTGGTAAAGAAGGTGGAGACGACGAATTTGCGTCACGAACGATAGCTGTGTTGAAGAATCAAATGTTAGCCCTATCGGCGGAGTGGGAGCTTTCGCTTGATGATCAAAAGCGAATTTCCGACGCCGTCAGGAAACAAGACTTAGACGATGCGCGAGCCGTCGCACTCGTTAAAAACTCAGGACCCTCCGGCTATAGTGCGGCCTTTAGGTATGAGCAATCTGAGTTTTACACAAAAAACCCTACCAAGTCAGAGTTCGTGGATTTCGTCATAAACTTCGTAATCAGGAAAACAGATTAGTAGACCACAATCGTGCCTGCTCCAATTTTTTCGGGCTACCCGACTCCGCCAGACGCCCCGGAGCCACTCGAATACGGAAACATAAACGTTCTCGCCAGACGAGCGGTAAAGGTGGTGGAGAAGCCGAAGGGAACGTTCAAATTGGATCCCTCCGCCAAGGAGGGCGCTTACCAATGGGCGACCGTTTTGTCGGTGACGATAGGTCCGCTCCAGGTGGATGCTTACGGGCAAAAATGCATGATTCTGGTTCCGACCGTATCCGACGACGGAACGAGAATACTGACCGGAGCCGAGGCGGAGCAACAATACGTCAAGGACGGTCGCCACCTCGGGATATTCACGACCCAAAGGAACATAACCAGAACCGCGACGGAGACGACCACTCCCGCCGTCAGGAAGTATCTGGCCGACGTCTACGCCGAAAAACTCAGCGAACTCGAGCGCAAGAGACTGGCGATAGACAGGGAAAGGCTGGCAACCGAGGAAGCCCGGGATTCCTCGAGATACGAATTCCGGGAAGTAAACACCTCCGACGTGGGATTCGTGACGTCCATTTTTTCCCTGGTCGGCGTCGACGCGGAAACCAAACGTTCGATCAACGAAAGAATGGGCACGCTCTCGGTTAGCTATTCCATGAATCAATCGACCGAACTGTCGGCCGTCTTTTTGGACGACGGTTATTCCCTGACGTCCGCCGGGTTCTTCGATTTACGAAGAGTATTCTCCTACAGGGGTAGGAATTTCGAGGTGAGCGGCGTACAGACCGGACCCGGTTCCGGGGGATCGCCGCAGGTGGACGTGCAGTTTCAGCCGCAGGTCGTGCAGGAGCTGAGAAGGGACAAAAAACCCGAATCCATCGGGGGAACCAGCGGTTACGAGTACGCCAGAAGGGTCGCGCTATCCAAGGGTCTCGCCTTCGTCGGGGAAAAATCCAATAAACAACAGGCGGTTTTCAAAAGTTCCGGCTCGTCCACCGACGAGTCCGTGTGGTCCCTGCTCGGTAGGAGTTCCGGCGACACCCAGGTGTCGTTTTTCGAGGTCGACGGAGTCCTGGTGTGGGGAAGCATGACCTGGATGCTCTGGAAATTCGGATTGACCTCGAGGGCTAGTCCCAAAGATCCCAAAGTCACCCAGAAGTACCTGGAGCTTCGCTACGATCCGAATCAGGAGAACAACGGAGCGCGTACTCAACAAAGGGTTCTCAAAAAGGAGTTCGCCTACGTCGATCTGGACGTGGCGACCGGTCTGCCGGTACCGAGCGTCGACGACCCGTACGAGACGATACCCGACAACGGCGTTTTCGAGTTGACGACGTGGCCGCGGGTGCGCATGTCGGAGAACGACGGACTCGAGGGCGAGGGTTCGTGCGACGTGATGTCCCCGAATGGTAAATTGATAAGACCGGGACACACGGTGTTTCTTAGCTCCGTGCCGGATCATTTTCGCGGCGGATATCTCGTCAGCGACGTATCGTTCGAAGAGTTCGGCTCGGAACCGGTTACCGTAAGTTTCGTGACGCCGCAAAAACCGAAAAATCAAAAAAAACCGGAGGAATGAAATGAAGCCGACGAGACCCAAATACGCTCTGAGAAATCCGGCGAAGGCTTCGTCGACGCAACTCGGCGCCAATCAAATACACATAGGGAAAGTCGTCAGGGCGAGCGGTGGCATTTTCGTCAACGTTCCGACCCTCGCGCCCAACCAAAACTTCGGACCGTGTCAAGTGTTCACCAAAAGACCGAGAGTCGGGGATTTGGTGATGGTTGGATTCGTCGAGGGAAGAACCGCCAGTTTGTCCGTGATCGGAACCGCCCACCTAAACCACAGAATCGTCCAATTGGACGACCCGATCGACCCGCAGGACGCGGCCACCAAGAAGTACGTCGACGACAAAATCGACGATCTTCTCGCCAAATTGCTGGCGAAATCGGCGGGCTACGTGCTCTCCTACGCCCCGCCGACCCACGCACACGATCAATACGCGTCTTCCGGTCACAGTCACTAACGATGGGATAATTGAACCGTGCCGTACCTAAAGACACCCCTCAACTTCGGAGACTCCGGAAGGGCCGACGCAGTTTTTGAAGGCACGAGAGAGTTCTACGATCAAGTATTTTTTTCGCCATCAGAACGGAGAACGGAGAATTACCGCTGGAACCGACCTTCGGTTGTTCCAACCCGGTTTTCGAATCCAACAAACAATCCGGTCTTAGGGTCACGATCGGATCCTTCTGGCCCGAAATAGTCGTCGGCGAGATAGTCGAGGGCGAAGCGACGGCAGAAGGAATCAAAAAAATAAACGTGCAGTACGAGGTGTAACATGCCGTCCCCCGATTTCAGTCAATACGTGGATCTAACCGACTTCGACGTTCAACCGGGCGATCTTTATCGCGACGCTCTCGAGTACGCGCGAACGTCCATCCCCGAATTCGATCCTCGCCCCGGAACCTTGGAAGACGCCATCATGCAAGCCGGAGCGTACGTCGGAGCGGGAACGATGGGTTCGGTCAACAGGTTGCCCGACGGACTCATGGAGGGAATTTTGAGGGTGATGGGCGTGGTCAGGGACGAGCCGACCTTCGGATCCGTGAACGCGCAGTTCACCCTTTTCTCGGCGGGCGATACGGTAAGCGGCGACACCACGTACTCGTACCCGTATTTCGACGGAATCGAGACGATAAATTACGTATTTCGTTTGGAGAACGAAGTAACCGCGTCGTCCGGGGTCACGACGGTGTCCGCCAACCTCAAATCCCTGCAATCGGGTGCGCTTCCGTCCCTGCCGGTCGGAACCCAATTGATTCCCAGCGAACCGTCGTCGATCGTCTTCTCCGTACAAACCAGCGCCGAATTGACGCAGGGCGTCAACGGCGAAACGGACGAAGAGTTTCTCAACAGAGCCGTGACCTACCTTCAATCGCTGAGCGCGACGCTCAACACCGCCACCCAGGTGGAGAACTACGTGTTGCTGAATTATTCGGACGTCACGAGATGCAAAGCCTACGATTTGGTGGACGCCACGGAATTCAGGGTTTCCGCCTCTTCGAATAGCTCCCACTCGGGAACCACCGCGAACGTAACCACTTCGTCGGCTTTTTACGCCTCGGCCAACGCGTATCCGGGAACCGTGTACAGAATCATCACGCCGCAATTCTACGGCGACGCGGCGTTCGCGAACACCTTTCTCTCCGGAACCTTCACCACGGGCGACGATTCGTTGACGATAAACCCATCCGGATCGATAACCTACACCGACGGCGTCACCAATACCGCTTCGGCCGGACCGAAAGTGGACGTCGTGTTGTTGGATTCGTTGCTCGCTTCCTACGTCTCCCAAAACCAGGAACCGGGATTCTTCGCGGTGTTCGTGTGCGGCGAAGACGGGAAACCCGTGGGGCGAAGCGTCAGAACCGAGATAGAGGAGGATCTCGCGGAAAAAGTTCCGGCCGGTTTGAAATTCAAGGTTTTGGACGCGTGGACGTACGATTTGTCCTTCACGATCACCGTCGGTGTTTCTCCGGGCTTCAACGCCTCGAGCGTCGGCGAAAAGGTGAAAGACGAAATAGAAACCCTAGTCTCGCCCAACGAATGGCCGAATTTCAACGATAAGGTACGCGTCTACGAAATAGTCGCGGCGGCGTCCAACGTCAACGGCGTAAATTTCGTTTCCTCCATAGAGTCCGAGATACCGGAGTACCCCGACGCGAATTTCGGCAATCAAAAGTTGGTACACGAGGACGTCGTGGGAACCCAAATAACCGGGTATTCGTCGCTTTACGTCGGCACCCTGCCTAGGGCAACCGTGGAAGTGGTCACCTTGTGACGACGCAAAAAGCCGTCGTAAATAGACTCGTAGGTTCCGGGGCGAACCTCGACTCGGTCGGATCCACCGGCAAATGGTCCATCTCCGCGCTGAGCGGACAATACGGATCGGTGGAGTTTTTCGACTCGGAATTCTCGTCCGATCCGGACAAAAAGCAAATAAAAATTAGCGGAGTCCCCGCCACCCCGAACGGTATATCCATTTCTTTCGACGAACTCATCCTGGAGACTTTCGACCATGAAAAATTCATGGAATTGGTTTTTTACGCCAGAATAGACGGCGGCGGAACGATAGAAGTCAAAATCACCGATACCGTCGCCGCCGGGACGTCCGAACAGGAAACGACTTTCAACGTCCGCGATGTCGTGGACGCCCCGGAAGCGAACGGTCTCGCCAATCCCTCGTGGAGGGCCTACAGAGCCGATCCTTTGAAAGTCGTCAAAGGAAGCTTGTCGTCCCCGAGATTGACGGCGCAAATAAATTTCAAACCCAACATCGCCGGAGCGGCGGTTTATTTCGCCGGACCCGCCATCTACGGGTACGTCGATCACTTCAGGTATTCGCAATCCGCTCTGCAGATGTCCGTATCCATGCCCGATCACGTCATGGATGAAGATTATTCCGAAACCAATCCGACGGAGTCGCTCACTCGATTCATCGACGTATGTTTCACGGGCTTGGACAAAGCCATAAAGACTCTCCTCGCCTACAGGTTCAGAACGAAGCTGGAGTTCAGGAACGAAAACGATCCGGAAACCCTAAGTCGTCTGGTGTGGCCGTCGAACAC